TTAAGGACCTATTCAATTGCCAGAACGAGCTGTTCTGGGACATCGATGGCCATCACGGTAACTACCAGAAGGCCAGAGACATCACCTCAGTCGCCAAGTACATCAAGAAGGATGGCGACTACATCGAGCATGGTCAGATCGACTGGAAGGAGAAGCTCGATGCTAAGAAGGCTCACCGCAAGTATCTCGGTGAGCTGATGCTCAAGGAGGGTACTACCCTCAGGGATCTTCTCCATGAGGACCCGTCGTTTGCTCTCGAAGCAGCCAACCTTCAGAAGAGTCTGGCCGCGTGCAAGCAGGCCATGCTCGAGCCCTGCACCACCGACGACGTCAAGGGCATCTGGCTCATGGGCCCTGCTGGAGTCGGGAAGAGCCACCTGGTCAGAGAGATCGAGCCAGCTCTCTACCTCAAGGCTCAGAACAAATGGTGGGATGGCTACACCGGGCAGAAGGCTGTGCTCATCGATGACTTCGATCTCAACGGAGTCTGCCTCAGCCATCACCTCAAGATCTGGTCAGACCGCTGGGGCTGCACAGGAGAAATCAAGGGTGCCCAGATCCCCCTCGCTCATGAGAGGTTCTACGTCACCTCGAACTACTCGCCCGACCAGATCTTCGGGCAGAAGAAAGAAGAAGACCGCTGCGACCTCGAGCTCATCGCAGCTATCAAGCGCAGGTTCAAGATCATTCACATCGAGAACAGAGCCGCGCAAGAACAGATGCTGGTCCTACTTAAGGATCAGTTTAAATAAATTATAATAAAAAAATAACATGGATCACTTGTTCGAAGACTACGAAAGTCAACAAAATGACCAAGCTATTGGTCTTTACACACTGAAAGAGTTAGAAGAAATAGTAGGTGTGGGGTCTGTGGTTAGTGGTGGGGTATCGGGTTTGAAAGAACAGCAAGAAGAACCCACAGAGGCTGGAGCTCAGCTCAAGCTCAGAAGAACAGAAACTTCAGTTGACATGTCAGTCGACTGTGATTGTCAAGGATGCGCTATCCTTGCTCGAGTCCTTGGACTCTAACTAATTGGAATCAACTCTTAAATTTATAATTTAAATTTAATGGCGAAGACGTATGGAGGTCGAATTCGACGAACTGGGAGAGATGCTAAGAAACGCACCCAGCGAATAGTCGCCAAATCAAGATCAATAACCCTAGCCGGCCGTCCTGGGCTGAACGTTTCAGCAGCGAAGAGCTCTAGGTTTTTTGCCTCAATGCCTCCTATTCTCAGATTCAAGGTCCCTTGGTATTGCGACACAGCATACAATTTTGCACTAGGTCAAGGAGCTGGAGCATATCTAGTATTCAATGCGTATTGGTGGATCGATCCCCTTCGATTCGATTATCCCACTAATCTAGCGGCTCCTACAGTAGGTACTCGAGGCTTTTACTCTTCTGAGATGAAGGGTATGTTCTTTCAATTCCAAGAAGCTCGTTTTAGGACTCATCAACTTCAGTATGAGTTTACACCATGGATCAATAGAGCATCAGCAGGAGGGACTGCAGATGAAATTGCTCTAAATAGCGCGCCTCAACCTCCTGTATCAATTGCTTGTGCTGCAGTTCCACTAAGTTATCTTAGACAGGGCCCTGGTGGTGCTGCTCATACGCCAGCTCAGGCTGGTACGGTTTATGCTGGCAGCTACGATTACTATTCAGTCTTAACAAAGACCCCTGGGACTAGAGAGTATACACTTACTGAAGGGTCTAGGAACAAATGCTCTGGTTCAATGATAGTTGATGGGTATTCTCATAATGGAACTATTCAGTCAATGACGTGTACCCATACGGGCTGGACAGAGGCAGCTGAACAACCAACGGTCATTTACAACTATCCAGATCCAGGCGTTAATAGAACAGTCTTTCTATTTTGTATTAGAGTCCCGTATATTCAGACTGTAAATGGGGCTCCACGAATTCAGCTTCGTGGTGCATACAGACTTGATCAGCATATTGAGTTTATTGACAAGAATCCAGCATTCCCTTACCTCTCCGCACTTCCTCAGAACGCAGCTTAACTAAAACCTTAACTAAAAATTAACATAACAATATCCGCCCCCATGGCGGCTAGAAGAGATGGCCTACAGGCCGGAAAGTCATTGGGTTTGGGGTTTGGGGTTTTGGGGGATGGGGTTTGAAGAGCAAAGAGAAGGACCACCAATGGCGCCCGCCATTGGGAGATCTCAATGGCGATGCTCATCGCCATGGGCCGGCTGCAAGCCTTCAACTAAAATGCGTAGCTAGTTCCGACGGGGGGGGGTACCCCCTAATATTACCCGGAGGAACTAGCTAAACTAGCTAGTACTCATCCGATGCAGCGTCAGCCAATCGGATGCAAGATATCAAAAAAAGGAACATTCTAGAACTTTAGTTCGCTACTTAAGACCAAGATTTTTATAATAGTAATTAGAATGGAAATCGAAAGGTCAAGAAGCCGAAGCCAAGAGAAGGCAAAAAAATTCCGTATCCAATCAAAGAGTTGGTTCCTCACCTACCCTAAGCTCAACAAGAGCAAGGAGGAGGCCCTCGCTCTCCTCCAGAACAAGTTGGCTGGCAAGCCATATGTGGGCATGGTGGTCTGCCGAGAACTCCACGAGGATGGCTCTCCTCACATCCATGCCTTTGTCCTGCTTAAGGACCTATTCAATTGCCAGAACGAGCTGTTCTGGGACATCGATGGCCATCACGGTAACTACCAGAAGGCCAGAGACATCACCTCAGTCGCCAAGTACATCAAGAAGGATGGCGACTA